TCCTCCGCGCTGTTCTAATCTTAAGTTGCAAGGCGTTATCGCCTTCATAAATGCCAACTTTTAGCGCACGGCTCCTTGAGAGCCATTTCCCTGGACCGAATATAGGAATCGTATTCGGTCTTTTTTTGTTTAATTTATATTGAATTTTTCATCGGTGCGAAAAATATCCCGAACCTGTCCTGTTCAAATTATTCCCACCACTTATTTCTTACCCAATATATTGAGACGCTTTTTCGTTATAACAAAGTTATTTTTAGCGAAGAGTTTTTGCGCAAAATACTCCCCATATGCCACCTCATACCCTCGCCTGACAGACCTTAGTATATCGTGAAATGTTCAACGCATATGGCATAACCGTGCCCCGCTTTCTGCCCTCTGTCGTATTGACAGAAATTTTTCAGGCGACTGAGACCCACGTCTCACTTCAGGTGAAGATGGCTTCACAGCATCTCTGCCGACATTATCTGCGCTGGCTCAAGCTGTTTCACCCGTTGGCGCTGCACGACCCGAACGTTCCGCAGCGGACAACGAAGCCATCAGTCAGGCATCTTTAAAGATAAGGACATAGGTCTGATCAGACAGAAGAGGCACTTAGTTTTAAAGGTGTTCAGGGGGAAAGGGAAGGTGTGCGATCAAAGTTTGGTGATAAGCTATCAGGTAATGATCGTTTTATCTTCCTGTGGCACTATAAAACAGCCATTGTCATAAACGAGGGATTGAGTATGACTTCAGGAACAGCAGCGAGGCAGGAACCCGGACGTTACTATACATTTGAGTCAAGATTGCCTGAGGGCGTTTTTTTTGAGTTTCGTCCCAGTCATTTGCCCCGAAACGCAAAGCCTGTAACCGATGAAACCAGTGGTATGTGTATCGGATACACGGTCGCACAGGCCCCGGGATTATGGCAGGTTTATGATGTCCAGGGGCATTTTGTCAGGCTGGAAGAAGCACCACTTGAAACACCATTATTTGATCCAACTGATATTGCCCTTTTTGGATTAGGGGTTTTCCGTATTCTTCGAACGGGACGAGTTCTGTTTGAATCAGGGGCACGTGCGGCACTTTCAGCAAAAATTAGTCAGGGTACGCTATCTCTTTTGCGAGGGCGGCTAAAATTCGGTCTGCATGCGCGCAGTCTCAAAATGACGGAAGCAGCCGCAAAGCATATGTACGATCCTGCTCGATATGTTCCTTTGCAAATTCAGGAAAAAACTATTCGTTATGGCAAGCGCATGCCAGATCCTCGTGAAGGAGAAGGAATGTTCCGTTACGAAACAGATATCTATAAATTGCGCTTCGATAAGCACCGTCGCGAGTATGTTTATCAGAAGTACAGATTTGAGGTGATTGTCAGAGAATATGACTGGACAATATCTCATTTTAAATATTTTTATTAACTAACAGGAACATTTCCATGTTTGATCTCAGGAGTGAAGAATTTACTTTCGCAATCGCGCCTTATGAACGCGTGGTGGAGAATGAAGTCGATCCTGTTAACCATAACTGGGACTGGATAAAGTCCTGGGTAGAATTCTCGGTAAGCGGCCTTAACGTAGCGTTTAAAACGGAATTTACCGTTGGAGAATTGAAACTATTGAAAAAAGAATTTTCAGCTTTCCAGCAGGCGATAATTAATCAGCAAAAGCTTAAATCGTTCACATATCAGAGTGATATTCATCAGCTTGATATGATAGTGACAAATGAAAACAGTATTGATAGTGTCACGATTGAATTTATTCTTCGCCCGGAACCCCATGCCGACAGTGTTCAGGTTAAAGGAAGTTTTGGCCTTGATGAAACCTATTTTCCCGATATTTTAAAACGACTTGATGAAATGATTAAATGGCAGAGCTAGGCTGGTTATTCATTACGTCTATTTCCCCTCATTCACGAGAACTGTCAACATAACTACTGGAAGCTACGGATTGTCAGGTGATGTAGAGGCTACATCGACACTGAGACTTAAGCGGCGCTGAGATAGCAGGACGTCACTCACGGGCTCTGAAGCTAAGCGAGGTCGGCCAGCGCGCCTTTTTCCGGCTCATACTCGATCACCGCGCCGTCAGGAAATGACCAGTGCAGCGCATAGGCCGAGGCTGACGGAGCCGGGTTGTCATCGGAGAAAATACCCGGCAGTACAAAGCTGGTATTGAGTTCGCCGCTAAGGCACAGAATAAGCACCTGCTCACCCACTGACGGCGCATTCCAGGAGCGGGTTTTACCCGCGCGGGCGCTCAGCCAGGGCAGCCAGTTGGTTGTGTTTTTTCCTGTATCGACACGGCACAGCCCGCCGTCAAGGTTGACGGCCGACACGGTTCCTATGCGGATCAGGTTGCGCAGCAGGCGCTGAATTTCTGCGAGTTGTTCATTCATATTTTTAAGAATAAATTTGATAGCGCAGAATTTTAAGAAAACAGTGCCTGTTGGTACATCAGCAAACACTGTTATATCGGTGCTTAGAGATTCTTTTTGACTATATTATTGAAATAATTCTGACGGAATATCCTGCTTCCAAAGCTCATAAAAGCATTTTACCATTGCTGAGTATTCACTTTTTCCGCAAAGTTCGTTCTTAATAAAATCGCCCAATACAACCTTACGAATTATTGATTCCCGATCTGAATCTAAAATTATATTTTTTATAACGTCTATTGCTTGAATTCTTTCCATTCTTTTTTCTAATAGTGCCGTCCTATTTAAATCTATAATTGTCTTTGTATTTGCACCTGCAACATCCTTAGTACACATAAATGAACCTGCAAAATTAATACTAAGCTCAGGATCAACAATGTACGGGTTTATAATGTACTCTAAATTAGGATCGCGGTTTGATTTATTTTGATTGCATATTTCGCAAGCGAGAGTTAAATTTTTCCATTCGAAAGTTTGATCTTCATAAAGTGACTTTGGCAAAATATGCTCAACATCACCATGATGAACATGCAAGATTTTACTTTCGCAGTACACACATTTCCCATGTGTTTCTTTGATTAGAGCCGCCTTAACCTTCTCATGCCTATACTTTGTGGCTACGCTTGGCTTAAGCTTTCTTTCTTGTGGACTTTGAGCTAACAGCGCTTTGGTCCATTTTTGTTTGTTATCTAACAGAATTTGTGGCTCTTGACCTTTAGTCATTTTAATCATCTTTCTTCTCCAGCAATCTATTGAGAGCCGAAGGGAAGTACTCTTCTAATCCAGACGCATTCAATTCTTGCCTTAGCATATCAAGCGTATCGTTAGTAAACGGGTGCGTGGATATTTTTTTCGCTATACTATCAATTTCCTCTTCAGCCCACATGGGCATGGTAACGGGAACTCCTAATACGTCACGCAACGTTTCACTTGCCGTAGCTGATTTGTTAGTGCCACCAAGCAATCCAGAATGTATTTTCCTGCTGATTTTATTCTCGTCTGCGTTGTCACTTGATTGCTGATACGCTAGGACATATATATAAGAGTCTTTGACTGAAGTAACAACAAAAGGACTATGCGTTGCAACAATAAATTGCACGTCTGGGAAAGCGTTAGTAAGCGAAACCATTACTGTTCTTTGCATTGAGGGATGTAAGTGGTTCTCAGGTTCATCAAGCAATACAGTACAAGACGGATTATCTACAGTGTAAAGCAATATTTGCCATGCCAGGTCTATCAGAGACATTAGTCCACCTGATGATGAATCAAGCATGAATTCGCCTGATTCAGTAACCAGTACTACGTCGGGTATCCTAATACTTATATCTTTAAAACCAACCTCTTTTGGTAAAATTTTCTGAAGAACCTCTTTGAACTTGTTGTATATTTCATTAATTTTTTCATTGCCATGGACGTTAAGGTTTCCCGGACCAAAAGTTGCCATAGAAATTATTGCTTCTTTAATTCGATATGTTGAGGAATATTGAGTGTAACCGTTATTGGCAAAGCTATTTATCGTTTCTCGATAAGCGCTATAAGCATTTTGCGCAGTAATTACATTAGTGGGGATGTTCCCAACTTGTTGATAGCTTGTGATGGGCCTGTGAGATCTAATAAAAATACCATTAAACCCGGGAATATTACCAACCTGATTTACATAAGCATTTTGCTCTTTAAAAAGAAGGACACTGTACGCGGCGCCAGTTTCTTTAGGTACTTTGAGCGAGCATGATTCGCCATCGCTGAAGGACATTGAACCAATGTCATTATAATTCCTTACATAGTCGTCCTTACTTAAGGATATTCTTCTTCTTAAAACGCCACTATTGTATTTAAATAATCGATCTTCAGTAAACACAGGCGTGGCAATTAAGGTCTCACTTTGGCCCAAGGCACTGGATATTATCTTTAACAAAGTACTTTTTCCTGCACCGTTACCACCTGTCAAAATCGTTAGCTTAGGATGGAATTCTATGGAGACCTTTTCAAACTGACGCCATTCATTGATAAGAAGTGAATTTATAATCATTTTATGTCCTTGATGGTTTTTTGACTACTTATGTTACACCCTAACTTTGCAGTCAATCAACCCCTGTAAAAGAGCCAGCTTCTGTTGTATGCATATAGCATTATTTTATTAAATCATAAATGATTGATTAAGTTGAGTAGAAAAATACCTATGCTTTGCTTTTGAATAATTAATGGTTCAAGCTTTATATTATTGTTTTTTGTTGATTTAAGCATAAAAATTGCATTTTAAATTTTTGGCTCTACTTAGCAATTACATTGGGCTAAATAGTCGGTTTATAATCAATTCATGAATAAAGGTTTGTTCCTCAATACCAATACCCAAAAGTGGCCGGGCCTCATACTGCACTTCTTTAACTTTGCGCGATGGCCTATCGCGCAGCCCGTAATGATGCACGCGGGGAATGCTGCTCGTTGCCTGCAAACTCGATCACGGCCTCATTCGGGCTGGCCTGCGTCTTCATGTACTTAGCGGTGCGAAGCTTCGCGAACATCTCGCGCTTTATGCGGCCTTTATTGCTGCGCACCGGTTGCGTTTTGCGGGGCTTAAATGGCGTGCCGTCAGGTGCCTGCTGTCGCTTGATGTTCTGCTGCTGACTCGCGCGCAGCTTACGGCCAATGCTGCGCGCCATTTCTTTACGTGCCGGGGCTGACAGGCTGCTGATAAGCGCCTCCAGACGGTCATTTACAAGCTGAAGCTCGCTCATACTGGCCACTCGCTGACCAGCTCGCCGTGAACATAAAGCTGCAGCGGCCGCGCGTCATTCTCCGGCAGCAGGTTCTCGCCTTCATGGGTCACATGCAGCCCGTCGTCGGCCTGCTTCACGATCACGCGCTCGCTCAGCTGCAGTTCAATACTGATATCGCTGGCAGTGTCGCTGATCACATCCGCCTGAAAGGTAAACCCGTGCAGCGCTTTTCCCCGGTTACCATAATGTCGGGTTCATTCGTGCGCAGCCATGACAGCAGCGGCACGATAAGCAGGTCGATATTACCGGCGTATTCGGTAATGACCATGTTAAGCCGGTACTGGTATTCAAACGACAGCGAGCTGGCAAGCATCGAGACGATGCGCCCGCTGTCGATAACGCGTTCAGCATGCACCGCATGCCATCGCAGATGATGTGGATTATCAGGGATGACTCCTGCGGGTTTGGACGAGGCACTAAAGTCTTTTCTGCTTTTCATCAGGCATGAGCTGGTGTTGCTGCAGGAGCGCCTGAAGCAGATAAATGAATGGTTGCAGGGGAAGAGGTGAACGTATTCCGGCCTGGTTAACTGGCAACGCACGATCAACCTGAAGAAATAGCGCCTGCCTTTGCAGGCGCTTTGCCGATCAGTAAAGCCAGCGCCCAGCTTTAGCCGATTCGATTAGCATAGCGATGGTTAAGGTCTCGGCGCTTTTTTCATCCACACGAAAGGATCGCGGTCTGATAAAGTCAGGAATAAATCCTTTACTGACCGGCCAGTATTTCAGGAAATCAAAGGAGCAATCATCAACATGAAAGCGTGAAAAATAGTCTTTCATGATATCGTTGCCGGTTTCCCTGGCCCATGGGTACTTGCCAGTAGAAAGACTGGTCTCAGGCGACAGGGGGCGTTTTTTACTAAAAGGAGTCGGTTAATTCCATTTGCTGTCGTACCAATCTAATATTTTTATTTCAATTTCGTCTCTCAATTCCACAACTTATCTCCATTACGTGCAATGCGATTGTATGTTGTGGTCGCCTTTCTGCTGATAGTCGCGACATTGTTGAATAAGAAAACAATGCCTAAAATAGGTATCCAGCGCCCAATAAAAGCTTGGGGTTAGTTACATAGCTGAACCTGAGCTTTTTGATTGAACTGTTAGACAGAGCTATTAACCGCTTTTTTCAATCTCAAGCCAGCGGCGCAGATTTGCACTCAGAATGCGGCACCTAAGTAGCAACGCTAATCCGTGAACAGCCTGATGCAGCCCGATACAAGAAAAGCGCCACAATAAAAAGACTTTTGTTATTTACCCAGCCAGCGACCGGCTTTTGCCGACTCTACTAATAGACGAATGGTCAGTGGATCATGTGTCTCGGAAAAATCTTCCGGGAAGTATCTGTTGAACGTGATTGAGGCAGGGTCAATGCCAGATATAACGGCATATCGCTCAAGCAATTCATACGCGTCAAGGGGATCCATGCGAAAGTCATTGTTCAGGTCGGTGTCAGGCTCAAGATTATAGCGCCGGAAGGTAAAAATACTTCTGCCGTTATAATCCTCTACCAGCGCAAACACGGCCTTCTCTATATCTTCGTTAACCCTATCCTGTCGTCCTTGTGAGCAATCAGCTCTCTCCATATCATCCTCTGCAAAAGTAATCGCGCTGATCAGAAGGTTACTCTATTCAGTCTGCCTGTCATGCGTTTTTTCCAGCCAGTCCCGTCCTGCTGCACGTAGATTTCAGTTTTCAATGTGCGCACGGAAGACCAGAAACACCCTTAACTCACAGGCATTACCGCTGTTAAAATCACCAACTTTCAGAATAATGATATTTTCAGCCTGCCCGCAGAATCATAAAATGCTGGTTTAACAGGGAGATATACCATGAAGAATGTTGTGTTAAGTATGCTTGCCAAGATTTCACAAATAGATGCAAGCACCAAACAACTCACCGCGCGCGTTGAGGCGCAGTCTCTGTTGATCAGTGCGCTGGTGCTCGCGGTAAGTAAGCAGGGCGGCGTAACGGA